GGTGGCCGGGTGGGTCACCGTAGTGTGCGTGGCCAAGCTCGTGCGCCAGGGCGCTGATTGTGGTGGCGTCACTCATTCCGAGGCGGATAGTGACGATTTTTCGGTGTGGCTGCCAGGCGGCCTTGGGCCCGCCCTTGTGCCAGCGGATGCCGTATCCGCGTGACTCGGCGACCTCGATGAGGGCGTCAAGGGGAGTAGTCAATCGAATATTCACCTCGTTTTATGTGGCTGAGATTAGACCCTGTGGCCTGCTTCTTTTCGGAATTTCCGAACATTATTTAGTCGATTAGGTCTTCTCCTCGTTCTTCTCGAAGTTTGTCTTCGTCTGGACTGCTATCCGCGGCGTGCGGCTCCTCCCAGTCAAACTCGCGGACGATACCGCCATCGTCATCATGCAGTGAAGCAGACGCGCCGGACACGGGGGTGAGATGAGGGGCTGTTTTTCGTGCTTTTCGCAAGTGGGAGCCGAGGTTAAGTTTTTGTGCTGGGGATAGTCCATCCTCTGCCAGCTGGTAGATGAGCTGGTCGGTGGACGCTGTGGCAAGCAGTTGCCCGTCTCCATCCAGGAAATCGAAAGCTTCTTGGTAGGTGAGCTTTCCTAGTTCTACTAGGGCGTGAATTGGGGAAATCTCAATTTTGCGGCTGACGGTAATGAGCTCATCCGAAGTCAGTCCGTCGTTTACGTGGTCGGTGGCGGTACGTCGGGAGACACCGAGATATTCGGCAATTTCAGTAACGGTGACTCGACGGCCAGCCATGCTGGCGAACCAGTCTGTTTCTTTGCTCATAACTTGGAATCATAATGGGTAAATTTCTACCCGTCAAACGGTTAATTATCTGCACTAATGTAAAAATTCCTGCCTAAATGCCGAGAAGACACTTGCGCACCGCGGGGCGGTGAGTTAAATTGTTCTCACAACAGGAAATGAAAGGAGGAAATGAGAATGTTCCTGCTCAGTCTTGACGAACTTGACCGCGTGAAGCGCGCTCACAAGCTTTCGTCTCTCGTTGACCTTGAACGTGAAACGGGGGTAACCCGCAAGACCTGGCGTGACGCCATAAAGACTCGCGAACCAAAGCCTGCGGTTCTTCAAGCGTTAGCGGCGCTTGGGGCGCGCCCAAACCGAATCCTTGTTGTTGACGAGATGACCACTGTCGTCGCCGCATAAGAAAAGCCCCGCACGAGGCGGGGCAATCAGAAACACGTAAGGAATCATACCATGAGCATTCAACCGTTCGATTTCCAGGGCCATGAGGTTCGCGTTCTTGTGGATGATGGCGAGCCGCGCTGGGTCGCTAGCGACGTCGCCAAAGTCCTCGGATACGCCGCAGCCAAAGATATGACCCGAATGCTCGATGCCGACGAAAAGGGTAGGCAGATTGTGCCCACCCTTGGTGGAGAGCAGGAAATGACCGTCATCACCGAAGCTGGCCTATACGCCTGCATCCTCAAATCCCGCGTCCCAGCCGCCCGCGAGTTCAAGCGCTGGGTTACTCACGAAGTCCTCCCGTCGATTCGTAAGCGTGGTGGGTATCTCACTGCCGAAGCTGCAGAGCAAGCATTGACGGACCCGGATTTCATTATCCGCCTGGCGACGGAGCTTAAGGAAGAGCGGGCAAAGGTTGCAGAGTTGGAGACTCAAGCCCAATCCGATGCTCCGAAGGTTCTGTTTGCAAACGCGGTCGGCGCATCCAAGTCAACAATCCTCGTGGGGGAATTAGCGAAGATTCTCAAGGGCAACGGTATCGACATCGGCGCGACTCGCCTGTTCGCGTGGCTGCGTACTAACGGGTTTCTCATCAATCGGAAAGGATCCGATTGGAACAGCCCCACCCAGAAAGCAATGGACATGGGCCTATTTAAGGTCAAGGAAACGGCAGTTACGCACTCAGATGGTCATGTCACCGTTTCCAAAACCCCAAAAGTAACCGGTAAGGGCCAAGAATACTTCGTTGCCCGGTTTTTGGATGGACGCTTCGAGTTGGCCGCCTAAAAGAAAAGGAGAGCTTATGTCACAGGAAAATAAGGACGCCCCCGGCGCTGCAACACCAGGGGCGACCGTAAATATCGATGGAGGACCGGTTTACAACAAGGAGCAGGTACTACATCTCATCGAGACCCTCAAGGTCGAGAATTCGCTTCTCCAAAAGCGACATCTTCAACGCAATCGTCGCAATGGCTTGCTTCGAAAACTGCGTGTACTCCGTGACCGCTTCCTCAATCGGGACGTCACCGACCGGGAGTCTCTCAGCAAGAGGCGCAAGTTCCGCCATTAAGTCCGGGGTTACGGAAAGGCCTATTTCCCGTAGTCGCCATTCCACGTCCTCAAACCCAAACTCTTGGCTCGAAGAATCTGAATTTTCCATCATTTTTCACCTCACTTTCTAGGGCTGGTTGCCCTGAATTAAGTGAAGCACATAAAAAGCCCCGCCGAAGCGGGGCCAATAAGAAAACCTCTAAGGAGCATATCACATGGACAACAGGATTGAAAAGGCCCGTGAGGATTGGTTCGCTAACCATCCTTTTGAGCCAAACAAGCATTCCGTCCTAGCGCACGACGAGGACGGACTACCAGCCGGATTCTTCACCCTTCCTGACATGGGAGACATGAGCATCGTATCCCTGAAATACGGCTATGAATTCCTCGCGGCCGTACGCACCGATGACGACGTTGATGAATGGCTGGCAAGCATCAACCAAACCGCCAAGTCTCCTGACCTCGCAGGAATCATGCTGGCGCACGCCTTCCGTGGAATCGCACCAATCATTGGCCAAATCATCGACAACGACCCAGGACTAGCCGAAACCATGAAAACCATCTCCGTTCAGGGATGGGGGCAGGAATTCTAATGCACATCAAAGGTAATCACCCATATGCTGACGCCTTCCCCATGGCGAGTGAAGAAGAGCTAGGGGAGCTGGCAGAGTCTATTGCCGCAGTAGGTCTTATCCATCCGATTGTGCTCACCCCGCAAGGTGAAGTGCTTGATGGTCGTAACCGCTTGGCTGCGTGCAAGCAGGCTGGTGTGGAGCCAGCGTTTGAGACTCGCGAAGGCGATGACGATGACTATAAAGAGTTCGTCATTGGTGCGAACACCACGGGTCGCCGTGAGTCGATGACGGTGCAAATCGCTGCCGCGTCCACCGCGCTCATTCTCGGGCATGAGAAACGTAAGAACGGTCGGTGGATGCGAAACTCCATAATCCAGAATTCTGGATTACAGGGCAGCGCCGAACGTGAGTCGCTACGCTGCGCTGGCCTTGTCATGGACGAGCTTGGCCCGGCGCATCTCATTGAGGTGCGAGACGGCGAAGCTTCACTCAACAAGAAATATGAGCAGGCGCGCCGCCAAAAGGAAGAGCGTGAAACTGCCGAAGCTCGCAAGGTTGAAGCCGCCCGGCAGGCCGAAGAGCGCGAGCAACGCGCCCAAGAGTTCTTCGACAATGATTCCGCCGCACGAGAATGGCTGGATTCAAAGCCGGAGGGCGCGTTTGCCAACATGCGCGCTGCTTTCTCCGCAATCCAAGAAGAGCGTGAAGAAATCCGCCAAGCAGAGGAAGAACGCCGCAAAGCGGAAGAATCTGAACGCCGAGAAACCGAGGAACGCATCAACCGCCACGCCCGCTACGTCGAAATCTTCGTGACGAACTTCGGCACCGGACTTGACATGGCGACCAACCCGGAACGCAACGAAATTCTCCAAGCCTGCGAACCGCGAATCCGCGACCGGTTCCTCGAAATTGAAAACACTTACCTGAAAGGCAATTAACCATGTCGCTCCGAGATGAACTCCGCAACAAACTGAACAAGGCCCGCCCGGAACGCTACGGCGAACAAGAGCGTGACTGGGTTGACGATGTAGCCGATGAAGTCAACCTCGGTGTGGAGGAACTACGCACCGCAGCTCGTGACTACGTACGAAACCTCGCCCGTGATGTGGAGGGCAAAGCAACGAAGGCTGGAAATAGCCTTATGCGCCAATTTTACCGCACTGGGCAGTTGCCTCTCGATTGGAGTGTGACTGGGCACCTACCGATTTCTGTGGAGAACACCGTCATCAACGGCGGACAGGTCAAGACGGTGAAGGAGCGCGTAAAGCTCGTATCTGCAACCGCCCGCGACTTCGAATTGTGGGCAGAAGCAGAAGATGCTGCACGAAATCGTGACTTCGCCGCTCGTGGTGAGGCGGTGCAGGGCGCGCAGATGATTGCGGCGCAGATGCGCGCCACTGGTGCTCTGACCTTCGCGGTATGGGCTCGAGAGTTTGCCCCGGTGGAGGATTTCGCCGCATAAATCAGCCTAACGAGCAGGCAGCGGTGTGCGAGCCACCGCATAGGCACAAGGCCGCCTGTATTCCTCCCTAGGGGATAGACGAGGGACTGGCAGGCCACGTTGTACAGAGAACTGAATAGAGAGCCTATCCCGGCAGAGAACAGTAGCCGGGCCGTGTCCATGTGGGACTACTTACTAGTGCGAGCGCGGGTCTTAGAACGCCATGACCACTAGTGCCGACAGGCTGAAACCACCTGACCGCCGTAGCGGGCCAAGGGTGAGGCAAATTCCACGTAAGTGGGCACGAAAAACATTGAGGCCGTGAAATAGCTACTCCCCGGGTGCGAGTCCCGGGCGCGGCACTGGGGGTGGGTGTGGTGATTGAACGCTGCACCGTAAGTGAAGGGTATGTGGGGATTTTTCATGTCTTGTCCCGCCCCTGCACCCACCTCTCGAACACAAAGAAGGCCCCGGCGTAGCTGCACACTACGCGGGGCCAATCAATCCCTGGAAGGACACTATGAACACTACCAAAAGGTCATACTCAGTCCCAGAAGTCGCCGGCATGCTCGGCATCGCCCCATCCACACTCTACGACCACGTGAACAAAGGAACCGTCCCGCAACTACGCCCCATCACGGTCGGCGCCCGGACTGTATTCCCAAAGCGCGTCATCGACCAGCTACTCGACCCGGAAGCAATCGCATGAGCTGGCTAAAGGCCCTGCTCCATCGAGGTCGGCATCGTCGTCGCCGCACCCTGAAATTCAGCATGAAATGGAGATAAAACATTGGCTCACGAAATCACCCTGCCCGAAGCAATATCCCAGCTGAGGCACATCGAAAAGACCTACCAGCACATCTACCTCTACACCCACCTACCGGAGAAGGTACGCCGCCAAATTAAGGATGGCGCTGCACAAGCCCACCACATCACCGGACTTGTTAACGCCCACGAAAGGAAACTACGCCATGCAGAAGACTAACCGCCCCCCACGCCAAGAAGCTAGCTACAAGGAGCTTGCCTACTGGAAAGATACTGCCGCTAAACGCATGAGATTTGCCTGGGCCACCGGCATTTTCGGCGGCATGGTTGGCTTCATCTTCCACTGGGTAATCTCCGTGCCACCAGTCTGGATGTGAGTCTATGGCCACTGAAGCACAAGACATTATGAGCATGTATCAGCCCCGCATGTACGACGACCTTTGGTGGGTTGATATTGGCGATGGGTTGCGAAGATTTAAAACCGCCGGGGAGGCGCGCAAATTCATCGCGGGTAAACGACAATCCCCCGGCCGCTGTCTCTACTACGGATGCCTACTAACGGGCAGGAACATGAGCTATGGGGTGGGTTTCCGGTTCTGTGAAAATCATGCGCGCAATGCTCGCCATATTCTAGATAATCCGCTGGTCAACACGACGAAAAGGCAGGCACGCTTTGGAACTGCATAAATACGAACCTGAAAGTACAGAGGATTGGCTGGAGTTCCGCCGCCAGCATCTCACATCGACGGAATTGGCGGGAATTCACCTGAGTAAGACGGCTAGGGCGTGGCAGGAGATACGCGAGCAGAAAGAAACAGGGAAGCGGTGGGGCGGTAATGACTACACGGTTTGGGGCACCGCTCGCGAACCCGTCCTGGCCCCACTGGTCTTGGATATTGATAGCAGCCTGGAATATAACGCCGACCCGCAAACCATCATTATTAACCCCGACGATGACCGCCTCTGCGGCACCCCGGACTTGTTCAGTGCGGATGGGGAAGTGATTGGTGAGATTAAAACCGCCAAGCACCAATTCACCGGCGGCCGCTTCCATGACTGGTGCCCGGATGGCTACTACCTGCAAATACAAGCCAACATGTGGCACGCCGGGGCGGAAGCCTGTGTCCTACTGGTGGAGTACTACGACGAAGAAGACGGCGAGTTCACCCCGCGGGAGTGTGAATCGCACACCATTTTGTATGACCGCGATGTTTGCAAGGAGTTGGAGCTCACCGCCGCAGACTGGTTCGCCTGGCTGGAAGGCACTACCCCAGACTGGATGGGTGAGGTCACCAGCCTAGAAGACGCCGACGAGGTAGAAGACCTCGTGGCGCAGCTAGCGGACGCTGAGGAAAAAGCCTCCACCTGGTCTGACCTGGCAAAGACATACAAGAAAGACCTGCTAAAGCTCCTCGGCGAGTCCTACGCCGGTACTCATGCTGGCTACAAGGTCAGCGTGTCCACCACTAAGGATTCGAAGACGTTTGATTCCAAGGCGTTTAAGTCCGCCCACCCGGACTTATTCGCCGAGTTCAACACCAAAACCCGCCGTGGTTCCCCCCGCCTACGACTCACAAAGGTAGTCAACTAATGGACATCTACACCATCGTCCCCAGCAAAGAAGCAAAGAAAATTGCCCTCGCACGCCTCGAAGGCGAAGTCCTGGATTGGATGCGAGACCACGGAGACACCTTCCCCGAATTGCGCGACCTTTGCCACGAGATAGAAACCACCATCGACCAGGAACGACAACAACTATGAACAAACCAAGCGACATGCCACACCGGCGTTTGGAGGTGGCCCGCACCGCCACTGACGCCAACTACGCCGCCCTCACCGCATTCGCCGACCAAGCCACCTACCTCATGGAGCACTTCACCCGGCACGGCCACGACGTAAATACTGCCTTCGTACTCACTGAAATCACCCTCGACCGATTCGACG